TTAACTGAGGTACGTCCTTGGTTTAAAGACAAGAGCCTAGAAGCTATGGGTCGTAAATATTGGAAAAAGAAATCATATCTGTTCCAAGGGTTTGTAGTAGACAGCAGTTTACAAGAAGATAAGACACCAGAGAATCCAATCCGTAGATTCATCATTGGTAGCCAAATCTATAACATCATCAAGGCAGCTTTGCTAGATCCAGATTTCGCAGAACTACCAACTGATTATGTACGTGGTACAGATTTCCGTATCACAAAAACATCAAAAGGTGGATACGCTGATTATTCAACATCAGTTTGGGCTCGTCGCGAACGTGCTCTAAGCGATGAAGAAAATGCGGCTATCAAACAGTACGGCGTTTTTGATCTCAAGAGTTTCTTACCAAAGAAACCGGGTGACGTTGAACTCAAAGTCATGAAAGAAATGTTTGAAGCATCAGTTGATGGCGATGCATTTGACATGGATAAATGGGGACAATATTTCAAACCAAATGGTTATAACAATAAGAATGCTCCGGCGGCAAGCCCAGTAGAATCTGCTCCAACATCGACTCCGACGTTAGATGCAGATGATGATGAGCCATCAGTGGCTCCAACATCAACAGCCGCTCCAGCGGCACCAGCAGGTGATGCAGGCAGTAGAGCACAGGACATCCTAGCGATGATCCGTAACCGCCAAAAAGCAGAATAAGGAGATAGACCATGGTAAAGAGCTTTGATATTTCAAAGTTCCGTAAGTCTATCACTAAAAGTATCGATGGCTTAGGAATTGGTTTCAATGATCCAACTGATTGGATTTCAACTGGCAACTATGCCCTAAACTATCTTATCTCTGGGGATTTCTTTAAGGGAATCCCCTTAGGTAAAGTGACTGTATTTGCGGGCGAAAGCGGTGCAGGTAAATCTTATATCTGTTCAGGTAATATTATTAAAAACGCACAAGAACAAGGCATCTATGTTATCCTAGTTGATAGCGAAAATGCACTTGACGAAGCATGGTTACACGCATTAGGCGTTGATACTAGTGAAGAAAAACTTCTAAAGTTAAACATGGCCATGATCGATGATGTTGCTAAAACTATCAGTGAGTTTATGAAAGAATATAAAACAATGGATTCGGAAACACGTCCAAAGGTTTTATTTGTAATAGATTCATTAGGTATGTTGCTAACTCCAACTGATGTTAATCAGTTCGAAGCGGGCGAGATGAAAGGTGACATGGGCCGTAAACCTAAAGCACTTACATCACTAGTTCGTAATTGTGTAAATATGTTTGGTAGTTATAATGTTGGATTAGTTGCTACTAATCATACATATGCTAGTCAAGATATGTTTGATCCAGATGATAAAATATCAGGTGGGCAGGGTTTCATTTACGCATCAAGCATCGTAGTTGCTATGAAGAAACTCAAACTTAAAACTGATGCGGATGGTAACAAAACTTCAGAGGTACATGGTATTCGTAGTGCCTGTAAGATTATGAAGACACGTTATGCTAAACCATTCGAAGGGGTACAAGTTGAAATTCCATATACGACAGGAATGAGTCCTACATCCGGATTAATTGACTTATTCGAGAAGAAGGCTGTATTATCTAAAGTAGGAAACAAATTAGCTTACACCAATAAAGATACTGGTGAAATAGTAGCAGAATTTCGCAAGGGATGGACTGACGACAAACTTAGATTGATCATGGAACAATGGGATGAATCACTAGTTAGTCAAACAGCTACAGTTGAAGAGGAGGCTGAAGAAGCATAATGGATGAGACATTAATTATGGAAATGTGGGATACGTTCAAAGAATATATCCCCGAGAAAAACAAAGATATGGCCGCAACACAGTATGTGGATTATCTAATCGGTAAAGATGTAGACTCGAGTATCCTCGAAGGATTAGTGGGCTATGACAGTCATCTCGACGATGCTATTAAACAAGCATTGGCTGAAGAGGGCGGTGATAGTGATGATCTCGAAGAAGAAGACTATTACGACGAAGAGGATTACTAATGGCACAGTGGTATGCTAAGGTTAGCCAAGACATATCACACTTACCGAACTGTATTGACTCGTTCTATAAAGAATTAGCTGACGCTCGACAAGAAACAAAAATTTCTGGTAACATAGAAAAGGCAAGTTCTATCTTACCAGGAATAGTCGAGTATCGCTTTAATCAGCTTCAAGAGATTGAAGCTATCTTAGAATATCTTAATATAGAATTGCGTCGTGTGAGGTCCAAGACCTTCAAAAAATATCTAGAAAACTATCAACGTGCGTTAAGTTCTCGAGATGTTGAAAAATATGTCGACGGTGAAGCTGATGTAGTTGATATGGAAAAAATTATCAACGAATTCGCTCTATTACGTAATCAATGGTTGGGTATCGTCAAAGGCCTTGACATTAAACAATGGCAGCTTTCAAATATAATCAAACTTAGGACTGCGGGATTAGAAGACGCATCGCTATAATGTATATCGAAGATATTTTAACTGACCTTTTTTCTTTCCATTACGGAAAACTTCAACGCTCTCCACCTACTTTCTTCTCTCATACTGATAAAAGTTACCTAGAAAGCTTTAGAGGCCAGATTTTGATCAATCAAGGTCTTACCGAAAAGCAGGCCAATCTCATTTTACGCATATTTGGACGATATCAGGCAGCGATATCAAATCATATAGGTGTTGATATAACTCAGGATATCAATAATCCACAGTGGAGACTGGGTATACGTAAAAATCTAGATAGTAAACAAGTTAAAATAATCGACCTTGGAAAAAATTTCAAAAAAATCGCAGTATCATTCCCTTATGACGACCAATTGGTACAAGAATTTAAGAAACTAAGGCATGAGATGATACCGACTATGTCGATACCTCATATAAGATCACTATCTTGGAACCAAAATGAACGTACATGGGATTTTTACCTTTATGAACCATATATAAATTGGTTAATTAACAGCCTTTTGCCTAAAAATTTTATATTCGATCAAGAAATACTTGATTGGGCTAAAGAAATAGAAGAAATTGAAAAAGTAGCAGAGACATATGTTCCTATGGTTGTTTTTGAGGACGAAAAATTCATATATAAAAATGTAAGTCATAAAATTCCACAGCCCGACACTGATGATTTCTTAGAAGTACTATTCATGGCGAAAAAATATGGAATTATTACATGGGACGAAAGTATACAACTGGCACTAGCAGATACCAGCTTTAACAAATTGACTCGTAGTTTCTTAAATTTTCAAGATTCTATATCAACATCCGAAGGAGTGCAGATTGATAGCAACATTATTGACTTCCTTGATTTAAGTGATATAATAAAATATAACGGAACAACACTAATCGTCATACCCGGCGGCAGCGAGCTAGTGAATTTAAAAAAATCTCATTCTAAATTAAAGGAAATGGGATATACCGACGATCAGATGTCTGCTTTGTTTAGGACAGACGGCGAAACAAGCAAGGAAACTAATGATTATATAAAAGAAAATAATCTAAACAATAGCATATCGGAAAAAATCAAGATTTTTTTCGTTAGTCAACGCTATCCTAAACCAATGATAAAAAATAATGTTAAAATTGGTACAATTATTAATCTAGGTGATGCCAACGTACATCATACTATGAGAACTTTTATAAAAAATCACCACAACGTACTAAATTACAAATTCAAAAAAGAATAACAATGGCGACCTGTAAAGTTATAATAAAAGATGAAGTAAACGTCAAGATAGAAAATCTAGATCTTGATACAAGAAAGGCTTTGGTCAAGAAATTCAAGTATGAAGATCCGACTGCTCGGTATCGTCCAGCTTATAAATTAGGTCGTTGGGATGGAGGCATACCATTTTTTGGTCTAGGCGGAACAACTTATCTTTCACTAATCGAACGTGTCCTAGAAGAATTAGAAAACCGTAACTACTACATTGAAATAGAAGACCTACGTGCTACACCGACCCTAGAATTTCCTGAAATTTCTGAGGATTTTTGGGGGGACGCTACTTGGCCTAAAGGTCACAGATATGAGGGTGAAAAGATCAGATTGCGTGACGATCAAGTTGAAGTTGTAAACATTTTCTTACGCAATCCACAGAGCATACAGGAAATAGCTACTGGTTTTGGAAAGACGATTACCACCGCAACTTTGGCAAAAATCTGTGAAAAATACGGTCGTACTATAACCATAGTTCCTAATAAAAGTCTAGTAGAACAGACTGAAGAAGATTTTATTAACGTAGGATTAGACGCAGGTGTGTACTACGGTGACAGAAAAGAATTAGGAAAAACACATACAATTTGTACTTGGCAGAGTCTCAATATTTTAGATAAAAATAGCAAAAATGCCTCCGAAGATACTGAAATTTTAACATTGGCAGAATTGCTAGACGGTGTTAAATGTGTAATGGTCGATGAAGTGCATCAAGCCAAAGCAGATGTGTTGAAAAAATTAATGACACATAATCTAGCAAATGCACCTATACGTTGGGGATTAACAGGAACTATTCCAAAACAGGATTTTGAGGTGGAAACTATCAAAGCCAGTATAGGAGAAATCGTAAATCAAGTCAAGGCACATACGCTACAAGAAAAAGGAGTTTTAAGTACCTGCCATGTTAATGTTGTACAGACTGCTGAGTGGAAAGAGTTTGGTAGCTATGCAGAAGAATTAAAATATCTTGTCACAGATGAGAAAAGAATGAGTTATATAACCAACCTCGTACGAGAAATCGCTAAGAATGGAAATACGTTAGTGTTGGTTGACAGAATTGAATCAGGACGTATAATAACAAGTAGTATAGAGGATAGTGTCTTCATTTCCGGCGAAGTGAAAACAAAAGATCGGAAAGAAGAATATGACGAAATTAGGACAAGTGATAACAAGATTATTGTGGCGACTTATGGTGTGGCCGCTGTGGGTATTAATATTCCAAGGATTTTTAATCTGGTTCTTCTTGAGCCCGGAAAGAGCTTTGTTAGGGTTATACAAAGCATTGGAAGGGGTATTAGAAAGGCAGAAGACAAAGACTTCGTACAAATCTGGGACCTCACAGCCTCAAGCAAATATGCCAAGAGACATCTAACAGAACGCAAGAAATTTTACCGAGATGCACAGTATCCTTTCTCTATAGAAAAAACAAAATATCAATGATGCAAATATTAACACTAGAAAACAAAACATTTTACCTCAATGATTTACCAGAGGAGATAGAAGAAGATATGAGGTTCGCTGTATTAGATAATAGCGATGCCAGTAATCCAGATTATTTCTATATACCACTTATATTTCTCGAAAGTTTTACTGGTCCAGCAGTGGTACTAAGGATAGGTACTAACGAGATAACGATGCCATTAGATTGGTGTACTATCGTAGGTGATCCGGAAGGACCCGAGATGGAAGTACTACCGATTACCAGTCTTAATGATCGTGGATTCAAAACATTCTGTTTCAATCCGTTAAGCAGTTTCCGACCAGAATTTTTTGATATTGATATCATAAATGTCTATCCAGACGTCAAGTGGTATTTTCCCAAAATGCGTCAAGGACAACTATTGTGTACTCCATTACACGCAGGTGAGAATCCAACTTGTGCCTATTTCGTCAAAGAAGTCAGTAGACAAAGCGAATTAGTCGATTACACGAGATGTTGGTAAAACACAGTATAGAAATGGTAATATTCCACTATGATGGAGGTAAACATGGTGGATGGGCTAAATCGCAAAACCGTGACGGAACAGTATACGGACACTATGATCGAACCGAGTGGTGGCCTTGCGAAAATGTCCTAGAACCTTTACAATATACTCAAGCGTTAGAATTATCAGAGACTGTGCCAGCATTGAGAAAAGCTCTAGAACAGGTGGCAGTATTGTATAAACTAAGCAAGGATGAAAAATGAGTAGTGTGATGTATGGTGCTGGTCCTAGTTATGCCAAGACAGGGCAGGTATTGACAGCAAGTGGGTGGAAAGATCTATCAGGAATTCCATT